AGGCTGATGAGTTCGGTCGGGAATACGTCCGTGAGTCATTCCCGGATGTAAGTGACATTGAGATTGATTATATTAGAGAAGTTAAGTAATGGTTGGTAATCGTAAGGCAGAGACAGTCTTCATCAAAGGTAAAATCTTTTGGTGTAAGAATGTAACTCCTGATCCTGTATATAACAAATGGTCTGTGACTGTTTATCCCAATGAAGAGTCATTGGCTAAGGTTAAAGAATTAAAGAAAGAGGGTATTCAAAATCATCTTAAGATGGATGATGATGGTTGGTATATTTCTTTCTCACGTCCCTGTGAACGTAAGTTCAGAGGCAGAGTTGAAGGCATGGCTCCTCCTATGATTATTGATAGTGAAGGTAAGCCATTGGACAAGAGAGTTGGTAATGGCAGTGATGGTATTGTCAAGCTCGACGTCTACTCGCACAAGACTATGACTCCGGGACAGTTTAAGAAGGCAGCTAGATGGGAAGGACTCAGAGTAGACAATCTGATTGAGTTCAATCCAGACAGTGACTATCCTGAACACGAGAAAGAGAAACTTAAACCTTTGATCGAAGAAGAGCCTGAGGCTCTCTTCTAATAAGTTAGAGTGGTGGCTCCTTTAATGCAACCGAGCTATACGCTGATGTCAGCAGCGAGAGGTACGACCCCGAACATTCGTTGCTATTACGGGCAACGTCACAATCCTCTCCACTCTAATTCCTTTTGTTAACACATTTGGTAAATCCTCCCCGGACCTTCACACAGAGAAAGGAAACAATCTAAGTGTGAACTCTACTCAGGACAGAGAAATGTGGGACCACGTCCAAAGTGGTCGGAAACCCGTTTACGTGCGATGGAGGCTAAAACAGCACGGAAGTCCTAATCCCATCACACAGAGGTGGCTGCTAGATAACAGTAAAAACTTTCTGCCTACGGTGCCTGACTACTTCGGTGGGAAAAAGAACAGGCTCGGGCAAGACCTCGTGCAGATGGCAAGGGCACCAGTCTCATTAGCTGGCAGATAGCAAACAGACGTCGTCAGTCTGGTCGCGCCTATTGTGAATAGGTGTCAAGAGGCCCTGAAAGAATAGGAGTCCTCCTAAGACCATGATCCAGAAATGGAGTCTGATAAGGAGTTGATGCGGTATAGCCGAACTTTCCCGGTAAGGTGGAAGAAACCCTAAGACGGAAGTACACCAAGTCCGAAGAAAATACCTGACGCTTAATGAAACGTGATGGCGGAAGTGCGCGGAACTACTTCACATCACCACCGTTTTGACTACTGGTTCGATTCCAGTGTACCCTGAGGTAGGTGAGCAGGACGGAAATGTGAGGCGTGCATAAAGCTGAGCAAGTTGAGGTTCGATACCTCTAGAGCTTGGGTAGCAGATGGCTCAGTGATTAACCACGTAGTAGAGAGATAGTATCCGTTGGTAACGCGGACCGGGTGCAACTGGTCTAATGTGGAGTCGATACCCACTCTCGGGTCATGAAAGCCGGTAGGGAGTTAACATTCAATTCAGAGTGATGGGAGAAATACCCATTAGACTCATCAAGGGTTCTCAGCCCTCCTCCGATAAGACGAGACAAGCTCTGAAGCTTTGAGTCACTGTTCTGTACTCTCAGGACCTGTGTTCGGAGTAATGCCTACAGCCCGCACAGCCGTGGTGAGCGGTTCCTCTCTGGGAGGGTTTATGTGCACATGTGTGGACGAGCCACCGTAGGTCCCTTGCAAAGGCAAGGATTGGAACGATTGTTCATCGTAGTCCAATAGAGTTACATTCTCAGCAGAGCTGTTCCTTAGATCGGGTTTCTAGGGATGTAGGCACAGAGAATGGTGTGGGGACGTAAAGATCACCGGACCCATAGAGCAACGAACAGAGAAGGATAATCGCTAGCCCGTTTGAGATTAAGAGGCTCACGGCAGATGAAAAGGGAACTGGTTGTATCGAGTCCAATGGTTCGCCCAGAGTTGGTTGTGACATAACTGGCTTGATAGACAGATACACGATTTTCCGCAACTCTCGGTTCATACACACATCAACGCCGAACTAGTAGCGCCAGATTAGCGTGAACAACTTAGGGGAGAAGAGAAGCGTGATGAAAAACGAATTCAAGTCGGTAAGGCCGACACTATCTGAACAGCTCTTCCCGCAGCCTCCTTAATCTCCGTTGGGAGGCTTATTGGCAGTGGCTTGGTAAGACCTGCACTGCCTCTTAATTTATAAGCAAGAAAAGGAGTTACACAATGACTTGTTGTGCAATGCAAGCTCCTCCACCATACCCATGGTACCCTCCAGCAAGCCAAGTCCCGAAGATTTCTGATATCCAAGATTGGATTAGGAGTCTCAAGGACTTGGAGAAATCTCTGAGGGGTGAGGAAAAGAAAGACGAGAAGAAGCCGAAGGAACCTAAAGTCTCTGTCTTCGGTGTAGCAGCTCTGATGCTTCTTCTGTCTCCCATCACCGGTCCTGCGATGTACTATTTCATCCAGACAGGCTTCCATATGATTAAGGGTGGCTAATACCACCCCATTTGAAAATGAAAACAATACATACTTTAGTCAAAGACATTTACCAGATCGTAGGCACCAAAGATGGAACTCTCGGACCTGATATCATCAGAGAATTTAGCGGAGAAGTCTCTTCAAGACTTACAGAGCAGTTTGCAGAACGCAAAGAAAAGGCTCGCCTCCGTCTCTCGCAGATGGGACCTAAGTGTCCTAGAGCACTTTGGTATTCAATCCACAGACCAGAATCTGCAGAAAAGTTTCCTCCTTGGGCAATAATTAAGTTTAGTTATGGCCATATATTAGAAGCTCTAGCCATAGCTCTCGCTAAGGCAGCTGGCCATGAGGTCACGGGGGAGCAGGATGAACTGGATGTTGATGGGATCAAAGGTCACCGAGATTGCGTCATTGATGGCTGCATCGTTGATGTTAAGTCTTGTACTAGCCTCCAGTTTAAAAAGTTCGAAACTGGCTCGATTGCACAAGATGATAGTTTTGGCTATCTGGATCAACTGGACGGGTATTTGGTGGGCTCTGCTGCAGACAATTTGGTACGAGTAAAAGACAGAGCTTACCTTTTAGCCATTGATAAAACCCTAGGACATATGTGTCTATATGAACATGCATTACGTGAAGACTCAATTCGAGAACGCATTAAACACTACAGAGAAATCATTGCAAGAGATAGCCCTCCTGACTGCACATGTAGAACTGAAGACGAGGGAGAGTCAGGAAATGTTAGACTCGCTTTCCCGGCTACGTACAACAACTTTAAGTACGAGTGCTTCCCTCACCTTCGGACTTTCTTGTATGCAAGAGGTCCTGTCTATCTAACTAAGGTTGTGAAAAAACCACAGCCACATATTAGAGAGATTGACAAGGATGGTAATACCGTGTATAATTATAGGAATTAATTATGTTAGAAGGTTGGTATATTAGGGCTCGTAGGTTCATCTGTGAACAGAGAGCAAAAGAACTCAAAAGAGCTATAGCTCATTTTCCTAACTCAGAGAGACTTCAACTGAGAAAAGATGAGTTAGAGGACATTGAGAAAGAATTGAAAGAATTAGAAGATGCCCGCTAATCTAGGAATGATTGCATTCGGCAAGGTTAAGCAGCTAGAGAAAAAGCTAAAAGAAATAGAAATTAGACTTGAAGAAGCCGAGAAACAAATTCGAGACAAAGTTATACCAGTTCCTAAAGAAGAAGAAGATTAAGTTTGATTACGAATCTGAAAGGCTGGAATACACTATTCATGGGAAGTACATCCCTGACTTCATCATTCATTGCAGGGACGGTTCTAAGATATATGTTGAAGCGAAGGGGCATTTCAGACCAGAAGCTCTTCGAAAAATGGCAGCAGTCAAGGTTGCCCACCCAGACCTAGACATTAGATTTGTTTTTTATTCTCACAGTAAGAAGAATGCACGATGGTGCGAGAAACATGGGTTTCCCTACGCGATAGGGGATATCCCAGTAGAGTGGCTTGAGTGACTAAGAAATTATACAGATACCCAGAGACATCCCGAAGATGGTATCAAAAACATAAGAACGATTTGAAGACTAAACATATCTACACCAACTCTAAGTTAAAGAATAGATATGGAATTTCTTTAGAGGATTACAACACACTCTTCAAACTACAAGCCAGTCGTTGTAAGATTTGCAACAGACATCAAGATGAACTCAATCGTAAATTGCATGTAGACCACGACCACAAGACTCGTGAAGTAAGAGGTCTATTATGCAGAGATTGCAACAACGGTTTAGGCCACTTCAAAGATGAAGTTCTCAGATTAAGAGAAGCGATAAAATACTTAGGTGTGAAAATGAAAGTATATGATGAAATTGATCTTAAGAACCACGGTACCATAATGTATTGGGTTGGTATTGCCACAGGTTCAGCAACAGTTTTTCTACTTGAAGCATTGATTGGGTGGTTTCTACTTCACCGATGACCCTCT